GTCGACGGTCCTCGCCGGCTTCCGCCGGGGCCGGTCGAACGCGGAGATCGCGAAGGGGGTCCGCGAGGCCTTCGGGGTCTCGAAGCGTCGGGCGAAGCTCATCGCGAGGGATCAGGTCGCGAGCCTGAATGGCGAGTTGACCCAGATCCGCCAAACCCGGATGGGCGTCACGAGCTACGTCTGGAGGTCATCGAGGGACGAGCGGGTCCGGCCATCTCACGAGGACTTCGACGGGCAGACGTTCACCTGGGCGGAGGGGTCGCCGGAGGGACACCCGGGAGAGCCGATCAACTGCCGGTGTGTAGCGGAGCCCGTTCTCTCGTCGATCTTCGAGGGACTGTGATCCCGCTCGGCTTCCTCCTCCTCCTCCTCGGTCTCCGGACCGAGTGCCGGGACGTCTGCGAGGTCCTCGAGTTCGACTATGTCCGGTCCGAACCGTGCTCCTGTATCTGCTACGACCCGGTGGAGAAGCGGGAGCTCCGGACGAGCGATCCTGGCTGTCAAGCGGGGCCGGTTAGGCCGCCGCCGCGATAGCGCCGGAAGGCCGGGCCGCCGCCGCGAGGAGCCGGATCGCGAGCTCTCGGGCATCCTGGGCCCCGAGGTCGGGACGTCGCATCCGGATCTGGTCGAGAGCTACGGTCAAGGCCCGGCGCTTCCCGGTGATCTTCGAGCCGTTTCCGCGCCCGCTAATCGCGGCCATCAAGACCGAGTCGCTCATGATCTCGCATCCCGGGCACACGGCGAGGACGGCCGCCACGACCGCGTCATAGCCCTTCGGGCCTCGTCGCTTCGGGCCGAGTCCCAGGAGATGGAGCCGGGTCGGCTGGGTGGCGCGAACAAAGTCGACGAGGTCCTCGACGCTCGTCGCGTCCTTCTTCATCGGGACTGCCGGGATCACCTGGTCCGCGGGTAGGCCGAGTGTCACGAGCTCCGCGGCGTAGAAGTCCGCCATCGGGAGGGACCCCTTCTGGACGGGGACGAGAATCTGGGCTCCGTGGGCGGCGATTGCTCGGACGTGTCGGCGGTATCGCTCCTGGCGGCGAAGGGTCTCCGCCTGGTCCGCAACCCGATCGGGTGCGACAACGTAGCAGCGGCCGCCGAAGGCCTGGGCGGCGATCTCGTAGCAGCGGAAAACCGCGCGCCAGCCGGAGGGGGTCATCGGCGCCGGCCAAACCGGGCCCTCGCTCGTGAAGTCCACCTCGGAGAAGGCGCCGGAGTCGACGAAACAGCGGACGCCCGGGTTCTTCGCGGCCTCGACCAGATCGTCCATGGCGGCCTTCGGCGCTCCGCGTCGGGTCATCATTTCCGGCGCCGCTACCCCGAAGTCGCATCCGGAGCGGGAGAGCCCTCGGATTTCAGCGGACCGGTTAGACCCGCTCGCGAAGTACCGGAAGCGTCCGAAGCATCCGGCGAACGCTTGGGCGAGGTAAAGGGCGATTGCTGCGGTCGCGGCGTGAAGCGTTGTGGCCATTGAGACCCCAACATAACCTCCGCGCAGACTTGTGTCTAGCGGTAAAGCGATCCGTTCCCCGTTTTTTTTGGGCCCGGGGGCTCTCCGTGGCGTTTTCCGGTAGGCTCACGAGATGACCGAACGCGCGATCCGGTTCGACGTCGGAGGCCTGGGCGATAGCTCTCGGACTCCGCAGGGCTTCCTCCTCGTCCCTGGGAACGTGACCCGGGTCGGGGTCCTCCACTACACGCGCGGAGACGGGTCGACCTTCCGCGAGCTCCGGCATCCGGAGGAGGTCTTCCGGGACGACTCGATCCGCTCTCTCGCCCTCGCTCCGGTGACCGACCGGCATCCCTCCGAGCTCGTCTCGCCCGAGAACGTCCGGGACCTCCAGGTCGGCCTCGTCGTGAACCCTCGAAAGGACGGCAGGTTTCTCCGCTCGGACCTCGTCGTCCAGGACGCCCGGATGATCTCGAAGGTCGAGGGCGGCGACGCTCGCGAGCTCTCCGCCGGGTACACCTGCCGGATCGACGCGACCCCGGGCGAGTTCAACGGGGAGCGATATGACGGAGTACAGCGCCAGATCACATACAACCACGTCGCCCTTGGGCCTCGAGGGTGGGGTCGAGCCGGGCCGGAGGTTTCCCTCCATCTCGACGGGCTCTCCGAGGACCTCCGCGCGGAGATCGGGGTCGAGAGGTTCGACGCGGAGCTCGCGCGGATTCTCGCCCTCCACCCGGCCGCCGTGCTACCCATGACCGAAGACGAGACGGGCGCGAGGCCCGGAAAGGATCCGACCGTGAGCACGAAGAACATCCGAATCGACGGCCTCGACCTCGAGGTCCCGGCCCAGGCCGCCCAGGTCATCGAGAAGCACGTCTCCGCGCTCGAGAGCGCGATCTCCGAGGCGACCGCGAGAGCGGACACGGCGGAAGGGAAGCTCGACGCCGCGACGAGCGAGCTCGCGGAGACGAAGGAGCGGCTCGACGCCGCCACCGATCCGGCCGCGATCGCCGCCGCCGTTCGCTCTCGTGTCGCCCTCGAGGCCGCCGCGAAGAAGGTCCTCGGGGACGAGGCTCGCTTCGACGGGAAGTCCGACCGCGAGATCCGCTGCGAGGTCCTCGTCTCGAGGGACGAGAAGTTCGACGCGGCGGACCGCTCGGACGACTACATCAACGGCCGCTTCGAGGCGATCGTCGAGGCCGCTCCGGAGCGACGAGACGAGAGGGACGCGACGCGGGAAGCGATCGCGGTCGCCGCCGGAGGGACGAGCGTCCCGAAGACCGACGCGAGCGAGCCGAGGATCGACTCGTCGGAGGCGGCCCGGATCGCAGCGGAGAAGGCGGCGCGAGCTCGCGGCCGGGAGCCGCTCCGGTCGACTCGTCGCTTCGGGTAACCCGTGGCGACCGTCCCGGATAGCATCACGGGGCCGGCCTCGTCGGTGGACCGAGGGATCGTCCTCTGGGACGGGACCTCCGGCTCCGTGGTGCTCGATTCGGGGGTCCGGCACTATGGGGCCGCCGGGAGTTCTCCCGCCCTCCCGGCGCCGGCGGACGGGGACTTGTACTATTCGACCGCCCTCGACCTCTTGATGGTCTACGACCTCGCCCGGGGGAAATGGCTCTCCGTCTCGACCTCGACGGTCGCGTTCGGCCGGAACGGCAACACAGGAGGCGGGGCGTTCTACCGGGGCCCCGGGAGCCGGGCATACTCCGCGACCCAGGGGAGGCCCGCGGAGCATGATGGGACCGTGGTCGCATTGACGTACACGAGGATCGATGTCGACGCGGCGACCTTCGAGGTGACCGAGGGCGGATCCTCGATCGCGACCCTGGCCTCCGCCGCGACCTCCGGGACGGACTTCGCTCTTGACGGTGACTTCTCCGCGGGAGGGGTCCTGGGCGTCAAGAACCAAGTCGGATCGAACACGACCCGGCACGTGACCGGCTGGGTGACCCTGCGGTGGCGCACATGACGATCATCGCGAAAAACGAAACGGCCGGCGCTCTCGCGCTCTCGCAGCTCCCGGTCCCGAACGGGGAGATCCCGGCGGGGGTCGGGTCGACTGTCAGCCTGACCGACTTCGCGAGCGTCGCGGAGATCCAGTCCGACGAGGAGCTCCGGGCGCATATTGCCGCCGGAGATTGTGTTCTCAACGACGGGGCTTCTGATCTCTCGCAGGCCGAATCACTCGCCCTCATGGAGCCCGTCACGTCGACGACCGGAGGGCCGGCCCTCACGGGGGATCTCGCGGACGCGAAGGGGGACCTCCTCGTAGCATCCGCGGCGGACGCCTTCGCGAGGCTCCCGGTAGGGGCGGATGCGACCGTCCTCACGGCGGACTCGGCGGAGCCGACCGGGGTCAAGTGGGCGGCGGCCGGAGGCGGCGGAGTCTTCGGCTCGGAGTATCAGTCGACGACGGATCGAACCTTTCGCCAGACGACGTCGACCGCTTTCTTCGAGGTCCACAAGCTCACGACGTCGAGCCTTCCGGCCGGGGCGTATCGCGTCGAGTGGGCCTATGTTTGGAGCTTCGACGACACTCAAAACAATTTCAGATGCAGGGTCCAGGTCGACGACTCGACGGAGCTATACGCTCAGATCGACGGCGGAGCGGGGGCCTACGACGCACATCAACAGGAGCCGAAAGACCGAGGCGGAAGCGGAGACGGCGGGACCGATCAACGACACGTTGCGAGCTTCTTCGCGGACGTGTCGCTCTCCGCTGGGGTCCATGAGGTCGACGTTGATATCTCGTCAAGCAACGGGAAGAAGGCGAACGTCCACCTCACGACCGTCTCCCTGTATAGGATCTCTTGATGGCATTCCCGAGCTACACTACCGCGGACACGAGCGACGGGACCCTTGATGTCGAGCTCCTCCACGCCCAGATCGTCGAGGACCCGGCGATCGCGACGGCTCTCCTCGGGGTCGACCGGGCCGGATCCTCGTTCATGCTCCTCTTCGCCGCGACGCCGTCCGCGGCGGAGCAAGTCCGCTGTGATGCTCTCGTGTCCGCGCACTCGAGCCTACCGATCGTCCAGGAGCGGCTCGTCGCGGAGATCAAGGCCCACCGGGACGGGACTCGCCTCGACTCGCAGATCCTCGCGGAGTACCCGCCGGGCTCCGGCCTCCTGTTCTCGTGCAAGGCGGAGAGCCAGGCGAATTGGTCGGCCCTCGTCTCGCTCGACTCTCTCGGGCTCGCCCCGTATCCGATGACGGTCACGACCTACGACGAGAGGGCGACCTACACGATCACGACATCGGCCGATCTGTCCGGGATCGTCGGCGCTATCAGCGGCGAGGTCCTCGCGGAGCGAGCTCTGGCCCAACCATACATCGACGGCGTGATCGCGGCGACCTCGGTCGCGGACGCCCAGGCCGCCGCCGCCCCCTATTTGGCCTTTTGATGTCGACGACGATCACAGCGGAGAGGACCTCGACCGATCTCCCTCTGGAGCTTCTCGTCGCCCGCGGAGGAGGGACGACCGGCCTCACGTGCGCGGTCGCTCTCCGTGACGGGGCGACGGACGGCGATTACCTCGACTTTGCGGACGGGACCTTCAAGGCCGCCGGGTGGACGACCCGTCAGTCCGCGATGGTGGAGATCTCCGCGACGAACGCTCCCGGGAAGTATGTCCTCCGGGTCGACCTCTCGAGCCTCACGATCCCGGCGGCGACGGACTATCTCGTCGCGGAGTATGCGGTCTCCGGGACCGTGACCGCGGTCGCCCAGGACGTCGTCGAGCTTGTCGCCTCCGCCTACGATCTGCCGGCGGACATCGACGCGGAGCTCTCCGGGACCCACGGCGCCGGAGCCTGGACGACCGCGACCGGCTTCGCGGTTCCAGGTGATGCGATGGATCTCGTGACGGACGCGGTCGATGCGTCCGCCGTCGCGACCACGGGAGCGGAGGAGATCCGGGACTCGATCCTCTCGGACTCGATCCCGTTCGCTGGGGCGAACATCGACGCCGCGATCTCGTCGAGGTCGAGCCACTCCGCGGCGGATGTCGACACGGTGTTGACGGCGAGCCATGGCGCCGGCTCGTGGGCCGGGGCGGCGACCGCTCCGCAGGTAATCCGGGACGCGATGAAACTGGCTCCAACGGCCGGAGCTCCGGCGGCCGGGTCGATCGACGCTCACTTGGACACAGTCGAGGCGGACACGTCCACCATGGAGCCGCTCGTCTCGACGAATCTCAACGCGACCGTCTCCTCCCGGAGCTCTCACTCCGCGGCGGATGTCGACACGACCCTCTCCGTGAGCCATGGCGGCGGCTCGTGGTTGTCGGCGACCGGGTTCGCGGTCGCAGGGGACGCGATGGACCTGGTCGTCGACGCGGTCGACGCGTCCGCGGTAGCCGCGACCGGGGCCGCTGAGATCAGGGACGCGATCTTGAGCGACGCGACCCCGTTCGCCGGAGCCGACATCGACGCGGCTATCTCCTCGCGGAGCGGCCATTCGGCCGCGGACGTTGACACGGTCCTAACCGCCTCCCACGGGGCCGGCTCCTGGGCCGGGGCTGCGACGGCGCCCCAGGTGATCCGCGATGCGATGAAGCTCGCCCCGACCGCCGGAGCTCCCGCCGCTGGATCCATCGACGAGGCCCTCGACACGATCGAGGCGGACACTGCGGCGATCGAGCCTCTCGTCTCGACGAACGTCGACGCGACGATCTCCTCCAGGTCGAGCCATAGCGCGGCGGACGTCGACGCCGTTCTCTCCGCCTCTCATGGCGCCGGGTCGTGGGTCGGGAGCCTCGCACCCCAGGACATCCGGGACGCGATGAAGCTCGCGCCCTCCGCTGGGATGCCGGCCGCCGGATCGGTCGACGACCATCTCGACGAGATCGAGGCGGACACGAACGCGCTCGAGACGAGGATCACGGTCGCGAGGGCCGCGGCTCTCGATGAGGTCACGTCCGCGAGGCTCTCGGAGCTCGACGCGGCGAACCTCCCGGCCGATGTCACGGCGATCCTCGCGGACACCACGGCCGGAGGCCCGGGTCCATGGACGAGCGGGGGCGGCGGAGGCCTCACCTCTCAACAGGTCCGGGACGCGATGAAGCTCGCCCCGACCATCGGCGCCCCAGCGGCCGGATCCGTCGATGCGGAGCTCGACGACATCCTGGCGGATACGTCGACGATGGAGCCTCTCGTCTCGTCCAATCTCGACGCGTCGGTCTCGTCGAGGTCGAGCCACACGGCGGCGGATGCGGCCTCCGCGACGATGGACGAACCGCTCTCCGGCCACACGACCTCGGGGACCTCGGGGCGGGCCGGCCTCGCGAGCCTCTACGGGCGGAAGATCTGGATCAACGTCGGAGCGGGGTCGCCCGGGTCCGTGTTGGGTGTCAACGGGACCGAGGAAAACCCGGTCGACGGTATGGCGGACGCGCTCGTCCTCGCCGCTGCCTTGGGCGTCAAGTCGCTTCACATTTGCGGCTCCGTCACGCTGGCCGCGCCGCTGGCTGGGTTTGCTGTTGATGGCGTATGTACCCAAAACTTCGGGACCACGATTGCCCTCAACGGCCAAGACGTATCTGGAACAACCTTTACTGCGTGTCGGATTCAAGGTGCGGTCGCCTATTCTCCCGGCGAATACCCAACCTTCGTCGACTGCTACCTGGGCTTCTCCGGGTCCGCTGTTACCGGGCTGGCGGGCACGCTCTACCGTTGCGGGGTCGGGTTCTCGATCGAGTTCATCGACGGCGGACCGGCCCTGCTCGTCGACTGCTACACGGCCCTCGGAGACGTCGGGTCCGGTAACCCCTCGAGGTTCATCTTCCCGGCCGCCGGGGCCTTCTTCTCGAACGTCGTCGCCATCGGATACCGCGGAGACGTCGTCGTCGAGAATATGGATCACCCGACGGACTCTCTCACTGGGACGATCACCGGGTCCGTCGAGCTCGACGGAACATGCTCTGCGGGGACTGTTCACGTCTCGGGGGTCGGCGATGTCGTCGACGGGTCGACCGGGACGACAATCGTCGACGACCAGCTCGTGTCGAGGGCGTCCGTGACGGACGCGGTCTGGGCGGAAGCTCTCGCGGCTCACGAGACCGTCTCCGGGTCCGCGGCGGAGGCCCTCGCGGTCCTGCGGAACCGTATCCGGATCGACTTCACGGCCGGGCCTCCTCGGGAGCTCGTAGTCTACGACCAGGCCGGAACGACCGAGCTCTACCGCGCGGAGCTCACGACGACGAACGGCGCGGAGGTCCTCGCGTTCTTCGGGGTCCAGCATGAGCGAGGATCTCCGGCGTGATCTCTCACGGTCTCAACGCGTCCGGGACGGACATCGGGTCGACCCTCAATCCGGGCCCGGTGACCCCGTTCGACCCCTCCGCCCCTTCGCGGCAGGTCGTCGCGGACGGCGCCGGGATCGTCCTCGCGGCCGGAGACGGGGCGTCCGTGGCCTCGCTCTCCGCGTCCGGAGCCGGCGTCGCTCTCCTCGAGGCGACCGGGGCCGGGACGAGCGTCCTCGATGCACACGGGGCGGGAATCGTGCAAAATGCCGCAAGGCCCGCCGAATCATGACCGCCGCTCTCGTCATAAACCGCCTCGACGGCGCCGGACTCGAGGCGACGATCCGGAAGGACGACGAAGACACGGCCCTTGTCCTCCGCCTCTTCGACCTCTCGACGAACGCCTACAATCCGCTCGTGGATCCGTGTCCTCCTCCGCTCGACCTCTCGGGAGCGACGCCGGCGACCGATCTGTCCATGAGGATCGAGAAGCCCGGGGACTCTCCCGGCGATCCGCCGATCGTCCAGACCGTCGTCGTGACGTTCGCGACGGCGACCGTCCCTCCGCTGCCGGGGTTTGTTGGAGACGGGACGGACGGCTACATAGAGTTCCGCACGCCTGCGGGCTTCCTCGACCGGACGGGACGATGGAGACGGCAGGGTGTGGTAAACCTAGCCCCTGGAACCTGGTCGTCCGAGATCATCGACTTCGACGTCCACCCGATCCTCGAATAACCACGGAGACCTCTCATGAGCCAGACCGCCTATCAGCAGGACCCGACCGTCGCCCTCGAAGGCGGTCTCGTCGACATCTCGACCGACCGCGACTTGATCACCGGGACCGCGGACGCCGCGATCATCTTCGGCCGTTTCGTCCACCGGGTCGCCGGCGGACCCGCCGACGATCGGCCGCCGCGGGTCGACCTCCCGGCCCTCACCGGAGACGTAACCGGAGCGACCGGGATCGGCTTCGCGACGAACGACGTCACGATCGAGGCTCCCGGCGGATGGGCCGTCGACTCGGTCGTTCGGATCCTGCGATCGGGCCGGATCTGGATGCTCGCGGAGGATGCGGTCACGCTCGGCGCGGCCGTCTTCGTCCGGTTCCAGGGCGGCGGCGAAGGCCGGGTCCGGTCGGACGCGGACGGCGGGAACGCGGTCGCGCTTCCCGGCGCAACATTCCGCTCCGCCGCCGGCGCCGGCGAGCTCGCGATCGTGGAGTACCGCCCGCAGACCTGATCCTGCGGCTTGACCCCTACACCCGGAGAAAAAGAGATGGACATCGAGGATATCAGGGTCGACGCCCGGCAGACGGAGGCGGCTTCTCGTCTCCTCGAGGCCTGCGGCGTCCGGCTCGACGCAAACGAGACCGCACACTTCGCCCGACAACTCGAATACGTGAAGGCCCAGACCTACGATATCGAGTTCGGGAAACTCAAGTCTCTGGACTTCATCCCGCTCGACACGTCCGCCCCGGCCGGCGCGGAGTCGATCACATACTCCCAGTGGGAGGAGGTCGAGGCCGCGAAGATCGTCGCGAACATGGCGGACGATCTCCCGCAGGTCGACGTGTTCGCGCGGCAGTTCACGAGCGCGGTCATCTCGCTCGGGAGCTCCTACCAGTGGTCGATCCAGGACATCCGACGCGCGGAGATGGCGGGCTCCCAGTTCGACCTCCGGAAGGCGCGAGCGGCTCGGATGTCGATCGACCGCCGGATCGATGACATCGGCGCTTTCGGGGCCGTCGAGGTCGGGACGACCGGCCTCACGAATAACGCGAACGTCCCCGTGTTCGCCCTCCCGAACGCGGGGGCCTGGGACACGATCGGCGCGGACCTCGTCCTCGAGAACCTTCACGCGATGGCTCAGGCGATCGTCGACCAGACGATCGAGGTCGAGGAGCCGAACACGTTGATCCTCCCGACATCGGAATACGGAACGATCGCGTCCCGCGCTTTGTCTCCGGTCAACGGGAGCCCGGACACGATCCTCCAGGTCTTCCTCCGGAACTCGCCCTACATCACGGCCGTCGAGCAATGGAGCAAGCTCAACGCGGCCGGCGCCGGCGGTCTCCCGCGGGCGGTCTGCTACGACCGCTCCGATCGGGTCCTCGCGTACAACATCCCCCTCCTCTTCGAGCAGCTCCCCCCGCAGGCTCGGAACCTCAGCTTCGTCGTCCCGGTTCACGCTCGGGTCGGGGTCGTGGAGTGGCACTATCCGCTCGCGGCGGTCTACTCCGACATCTCGTAGATCGGAGCCGTCCGAAGAAGGCGCCCTCGAGACTCCGCCCGGGTCTCGTCGGCGCCTTCTGCTATTCTCCGGGAGCGTCGGCGAGGAAGGACCTCGAGGCGAACCGAAGGACACCATGAGTGACACGATCCAGGTCCTAGTAAACCGCGCGGCTCCCTTCTGGCTTCCGAGAGCGGCGGAGGTCGACGAGGAGACGAACGTCCGCCGGACGATCGCCCCGGCCCGGCTCCTTCGGCCTGGAACGAACACGATCTCCCGCCGCCGGTGGGAGCTCGCGGCGAGCCACCCGACGGTCCGCGTCCACTGCGAGACCGGGACGCTCGTCCTCGACGCGAGCTCCGAGACGCTCCGGAAACACAGCCATGCTCCGGACTCGCTCTCCGGCCTCTCCGGGCTCTCGATCGCGAAGTCGAAGCCCTGGATCGACGCTTGCGGCTCCCTCGAGACGCTCGCGAAGTGGCGGACGATCGAGACGAAGGGGAAGGGACGGTCCGGGATTCTCGAGCTCCTCGACGCGAGGTCCGAGGCTCTCGACGAGGCGGCCCTGGGCTAGTCGATGGCGGTCGACTTCTCCACGTTCGTCGAGGGCTTCCCGGAGTTCGGGGAGGCTCCCGTCTCCCTCGTGAACGCGAAGCTCGCGGAGGCGAGGCTCCAGGTCGACGCGGAGGTCTTCGGCGACAAGTCGGATCTCGCCGTGACCTATCTCGCGGCTCACCTCCTCTCGATGTCGAGCTTCGGGCAACACTCCCGGCTCGTCCCTCCGAACTCGAAGGCGACGCGAGAGGACGCCCTCACGACCTACGAGCGGGAGTTCCGCAGGCTCGTCCGGAGCGTGACGAGCGGCTTTCGCGTTGTGGGCTGCTAGTGGGACTTGGTCTCAACGTCGTGAACCGGGCCGCGATCGCTCGCGTCTCGGGCCTCATCGGCCGGAGGAAGCGGGCGACCGAGGAGGCCTCACGGATGTCCGTCACGGTCGGGATCCACGAAGAGGAGGGCGGCGAGACTGTTGACGGCGGGCAGACCGTCGCGGAGATCGGGCTCTATCACGAGCTCGGAACCTCGAGGGTTCCCCGCCGGTCCTGGCTCGCGGACACGATCGACGAGGAGCAATCCAGGATCGACGAGGCTCTCCGCCGAGTCGGGAGGGAGATCGCCGCCGCGAGGATGCGGCCGGACGTTGCCTACCTTCAACTCGGGGAGTTCATCGTCGCGAAGATCCAAGGACGGATCCGTCGCCGGATCCCTCCGCCGCTCGCGCCCTCGACGATCGCCGCGAAGGGGTCGGACGTCCCGCTGATCGATGAGGGACGCCTCATCGCGTCGATCCGGTCGAGGGTCCGGGAGTCTTCGTGAGCTCCGCCCAGACGTCCCAGGAGCCGGCCGCGGCGCAGATCTGGGAGGACGCCCTCTCCGGACTCTTCGGGGACCTCTCCGAGCTTCCCACGGTCTGGAGGGACGCTCCGCGGCCCGCGGTCTTCCCGTCGCAGCGTGGCCTCTGCACTCTCTTCGTCTCGTCGGATCGCGTCGTGGGCGTACCGGAGACGCGGCTCTCGTTTCCGGCGACGCCGCCGGCCGGCGCGGAGGTCGAGCCGTCGATCGTCGAGGTCCACCTCCTGGAGCTCCTCGTCGGGGTCGAGACCTACGACCATCGGGCGCGAGAGCGGGGCCGCTTCTTCGCCTCGAGGATCCGAACGAGACTCCGCCGGGAGTCCGCGCGGCTCGCTCTGGAGAAGGTCTCGACGAGCCTCATCGACGTCGGTCCGGTCCTCTCCGCTTCGCTCCCGGTCGACGGCCGGATGTCCTCCGCGTCGACGATCGTCGTCCGGCTCCACACTGCGACCTGCGAGCGGGACAAGGCGTTCGGGTACATTGAGACCGTTCGCCTCGTTCCCTCCCTCGAGGACGAGGCCGGAGGAGCGATCTCGAGCCCGCCGATCGACGTTGTGATCCCTAGCCCGTGACGAAAGAAGGCCCGGTCTGCTAGAACGAGACCCGGGACCGCACCCCAGGAGACCTATCAAATGTCCGACCTCGACTCCATCGTCTCCGTCTCGATCACGGCGGAGACGCTCACGCCGGACCAGGCGAACTTCGGGATCCCTCTCATCGCGGGTCACTTCCCGACGAGCGTCTTCCCGGAGCGGGTCCGGACCTACACGAAAACCTCCGAGATGGTGACGGACGGGTTCGGCGCGAACGACCCGATCGTCCGGGCAGCCCAGAGGGTGATCCAGAACCCCCGGGTCACCTCGTTCAAGATCGGCCGGCGGGCGAACGCTCCGCAGCAATCGATCCTCCTCACGCCGGACGACACGACGGAGGGCCTCGTCGTGTCCGTTCGTGTCACGACGGCGGACGGGACCTCGACGACGGTCACGAGGACGAACGGGGCGGCGGAGACGCCGACGACCATCGCGACGGCCCTCCAGGTCCTCCTCGACGCGATCGTGGGCGTGACCGCAGTCGACAATACGGGATCGGTGACCTGTACCCCGACGACGTCCGACGAGCTCAACGACTTCGGAGCGATGACCGGACTCGCGGCTCTCGACCAGACGGCGGATCCCGGCGTCGTCGCGGACCTTACCGCGATCCGCCTCGAGGATCCGGATTGGTACGGGCTCGGACTCGACTCGAACTCGAAGGCGGAGATCGCAGCGGCGGCGGCCTGGGCGGAAGCGGAGCCGATCCTCTTCGGCGCGAGCTCCGCGGACGCGGAGGTCCTCCTCGACACGGCGGGAAACATCGCGGAGACCCTCGAGGCCGCGGCCTATGATCGGACCTATCTCCTTTGGAGCGGGTCGGTCCTCTCCTACGCTGGGATCGCTTGGATGGGGGACCGGTTCCCGTCCGACCCGGGCTCCTCGACGTGGGCCTACAAGCAACTCGCGGGAATCACGCGGGACGCCCTCACGGCGACGGAGACAGCCGCTCTCGAGAGCAATAACGCGAACTATTACGTCGCGAGGGCCGGGATCAACGTGACGCTTCAGGGGACGCTCGCCTCCGGACGATTCATCGACATCACGAGGACCATCGACGCTCTGATCGCTGCGATCCAGGAGGAGGTTTACGCGGTGATCGTGAATCAACCGAAGCTCCCCTACACGGACTCGTCGGTCTCGCTCGTGAAGTCGATCATCCGCGGCGTCCTCCGAGAGTTCCAGGCCTCGAGCGCCTTGGACCCGGAGACGGAGCCGGTCGTGACCGCTCCTCTCGTCGCGGACGTATCGGCGACGGATCGGGCGAACCGGCTCCTCCCGGACGTTGCGTTCTCGGCTCGACTCGCCGGCGCTATCCACTCGATCACGATCCAAGGCACGCTCGCCATTTAGGAGATCCTCATGCCGGCAGGTTTTCGCGTCTACAGTTCTTCCCAGGTCAAGGTGTCGATCGCCGGGATCCCTATTACCGGAGGCTACGCGGACGGCGAGTTCCTCCGCATCGAACGCGAGACGGAGGCCTTCTCGGACGTCGTCGGGACGGACGGCGAGGTGACCCGGAACGCGACGAAGGACGACCGAGCGACGGTCACGTTGATCCTCATGCAGTCGGCGGAAGCGAACGCGGTCCTCTCCGCATTCCACAATGCGGACAAGAACGCGGAGGGCGGAGCCGGCGTCGGTCGTTTCCTCGTCGAGGATCTCAACGGGACGACCCTCCACGAGGGGGCCCAGTGCTGGATCCAGGCGGAGCCGGATGCGTCCTATGATCGCGAGGTGACGCCGCGGGAGTGGGTCGTTCGTGTCGCGAAACTGATCAACAGTTTCGGCGGGTACTCGTAACTGGGGGTCCCTCGGTCAACCGAGGAGCTTCCGCGCAACCGAAGGGGGTTCGATGGCGAGGAAACAGACGACGGCGGTCGTGGAGTTCGGCGACGGCGAGAGCCGTCGGTTCCAGATCACCCAGATGAAGGTCCGCGACGGACACGCCGTCCTGGAGCGGCTCCTCCGGGTCGGGGCTCCGGTCCTCGGCGCTCTCGCGGACGGGCTCGGGGAGGCGGACGCGGAGAAGGCGGTCGCGGGAGACCTCTCGAGGGAGGGACTCTCCGGGGCGTTCGATGCTCTCGCGGCGAACCTCGCGAAGAACGAAGGGGTCCTCGACTGGCTCACGGAGAAGCTCCGGAAGGGCGTCGCGGTCGAGACCGAGGAGGCGGAGACGTTCGTCCCGTTGACCGGTGAGATCTATGAGGACCTCTTCGCGGGAGAGTACGGGGCGGAGCTCGCCCTCGTCGCGGCAGGGTTGAAGGCGAATTACTCGACTTTTTTCAAGGGCGCCGGAGGACTCTCGGGAGCCGTCCGCCGGTTCGTGACCCCCACGCGGTCCGCGTCGAGTTCCCCGAAGGCGTCCCGGTCTGGATCTGGCGGCTTGTCGTAGACCCTCGCATCCCGGACGGGCTCGCGACGATCGAGGAGGCCTGGAGCCTCGAAGACGTCATCGATGCGCACGCCGTCCTCGACGCGTATGATGAGGCCCGGGTCAAGGCGGAGCGAGCGTCGGGGCCCTCGAGACGCCGGAGGAGATGAGGGTGCTTCGCGAGGTCCTAGCTAGGTTCGGGATCGAGTTCGACGGGCAAGGGCTCCTGGCTGCGAGGGGAGGGCTCGTCGCTCTCGCCGCGGCGGCGGCGGCGGCGGCGGTCGCGATCGGCGCCGCCCTCTTCGACGCGCTTCGGGACGCGACCATCGAGACGATCGAGCTCGGGGTCGAGACCCAGCGGACGGCGGATACCCTGGGCCTATCGATCCAGTCGGTCCAGGAGTGGGGGTTCGCGGCGTCGAGGGCCGGACGCGGCGTCGAAGAGATCACGGACGCGATGTCCACGCTCCAGGAGCGAGCGAGGGACGCCCTCATCGACCCGGCCTCCGATCCGGCCCAACAGCTCCGGCTCCTGGGAGTTTCCGCCCGGGACGCCCAGGGGGAGCTCCGCGGAGCGGAGGACCTGTTCCTCGCGGTCGCGGACGGTCTCGCCGGGATGAGCTCCCAGACTGATCGCGTCGGCGCGGCGATGACCCTGTTCGGCGATGTCGGGCGTGACCTTCTCCCCGTGCTCCAGGACGGGAGCGCCGGAATCGAGGAGCTCCGCGAACGGGCTCGGGAGCTCGGGGGAGGCCTCTCCGCGGAGGTCGCGGCGAACGCGGCGGAAGCATCCGCGGCGATGGCGGACTTCGAGTTCGCGACGGTCGGCCTCCGGTCGACGCTCGTCGCCGACATCATCCCCACGGTGACGATCATGGTGACCGGCGTCGCGGACCTAGTCGGTGCGTTCAACCGTGCGACACGTCGGACCCACCCGCTTCGCGCGATCCTCCTCGGTCTCGGGATCGCGATCGGGTCCGTCGCCGCCGCCGTGACGCTCGTCCTCCTCCCGGCCCTCGCTCCGCTCCTCTTGATCTTCGGGGCCTGGGCGGCGGCGATCGCGATCGTCGTGCTCGCCGTGGACGACCTGTTGACCCTCTTCGAGGGCGGCGACTCCGTGATCGGCCGGTTCCTAGATGCGATGTTCGGTGTCGGGACCGCCGCGGAGGTCGCGGAGGCGGCCCGGCTTGCGTGGGCGGACTTCGTCCGCTGGGTCGAGGCGGAAGCGATCCCGGTTGTGATGGCGATCGGGAGGACGCTCGTCGGGCTCTGGCCCTTGATGCGGGTCGGCCTCCGGGCGATCGGCCGGTTCATCGCGGCGCCGTTTCGGTTCCTCGCGGCTCTCCCCGGGCTTGTCCGCTCCGCCTTCGAGTCGATCGTCTCCCTCTTCGACGCGATCTCCGAGCGGGTTTCCTCCGCGGTCGCCTCTTGGATGAGCGGACTCGACCGTCTCCGCGGAGGCCTCGCGACGGTCGGAGAGTTCTTCGGGGTCGATGTCCCCGGCGCCGCCCCGGCGGCCTCTCCGGGAGCCGTGGTTCGACCGGAGGGGTCGAAGACGACGAACGTCGACCAGACCGTCGACGTCACGATCAACGGGTCCGAGCTCTCCGCGGAGGAGCTCACGAGGAGCGTCCGGGACGCTCTCTCCGAGGCGAACGAGCGAGCTCTCCGCGTAGCGTCTCGCGCCCTTACAGCGGTCGCGGGGTAGACGATGGCCGAGCTCACCTGGATCCTCGAAGACGGGCAGGAGCAATCGATCCTCTTCGACGCGACGGTCCGAGACTCCCACGAATCGAGCGCAACGATCACGGAGCATCCGGTCGAGGAAGGGGCGGACATCGCGGACCATATCCGGCCGGACCTCGATCGCGTCTCGCTTCAGGTCGTCGTCTCGAACACTCCCGTCGCCTCGCCCTCCGACCACAACGACGGGTTGACTGGCTCGCAGCGTCCGGTTGATCTCCTCGGTCCGAACGGCGAGGTCCTCGCGGCGGCGAACGTCCTCGTCTTCGATGGTCCGTTGACTCGGGTCCGGTCGGTCTACGAGGAGCTCCTGGACCTCATGAGAAGCGGGACGGCTGTCAACGCGATCACCTCGCTCCGAGAGTATGAATCGATGGGCCTCACGAGGGTGAGCCCGATCCGAGAAGCGAAAACCGGGGACGCTCTGGTCGCTACGGTGGACTTGAAACAGGTCCGCGTTGTGAGCTCGGAGATCGTCGCCGCTCCGGAGCCGCGCGAGCCTCGAGGGAACGAGAGCTCCGAGAGGGGTCGCGAGAACACGGAGGACGAGGGGGGGGAAGGCCAGAGCCTACTCGCGGCGGCGGCGGACGGGCTCGCGGGCTTCTTCGGAGGGTAAGATGAGCGTCCGGATTCCAACGTCGACGACCCTCACGGACTACCGGCAGACGACCTCACTCGATGGCCGGGACTACATCTTTCGGTTCCGCTGGAACCAGCGGGAGGCGGAGTGGTTCTTCTCGATCGCGGACGCGGAGGACGATCCGATCGTCGAGGGCTTGAAGGTGACCGTCCAGCTTCCGCTCCTCCGGCTCGTGGTCGACTCGCGCCGTCCTCCCGGCGTCCTTCTCGCTCTCGACACTCAAGCGGTCGAGGCGGACCTCCAGACGGAGAAGACGCTCGCAAGAGATCCCGGGATTGCAGATCTCGGAGACCGCGTCGCCCTCCTCTACTTCTCGGAGGCGGAGCTCGTCGAGCTCGGGATCCGAGAGGGTTAGATGCCGCTTCTCTTCGAGCGGAGAGCGGCCCTCGTCGCTGGGATCGGGTCCGGTCAGGCGATCCGGATCGAGAGCCTGGACTTCTCGTTCCAGGTCGTGAAGAACCTTCGGCGCGAACCAAACACGGCGGAGATCAAGATCTACAATCTCGCGCCGTCCTCGAGGGAGAGTCTCGAAGCCGCGGAGGAACAGAGGATCCGCCTCGAGGCCGGGTATCGCGAGGACGTTCATACGATCTTCGAGGGCGATCTCCGGAAGGCGTCCTCGACGCGAGAGGGCCCGGACATCGTTACGACGATCGAGGGCGGAGACGGGGAGCGAGCCTTTCGGCAGGCGAGGACGAACCGGTCCTTCGGGGAGGGGACATCGGTCCGATCGGTGATCGAAGACGTAGCGGGGGGGATGGGCCTCGGAGTCGGGAACCTCGAGGCCCAGACGACCGGAGCCGGCTTCGAGGGGCTCGGGTCGATCTACTCGGAGGGGACGGTCGTCTCGGGGAGCTCGCGCGAGAGCTTGACCGGACTTTGCCGGTCGATCGGTCTCGAGTGGAGCGTCCAGGACGGGAACCTTCAACTCTTGCCGTTCCGGACCGCCCTCCGGCAGACGGCGGTCCTCCTCTCCCCCCAGACCGGGCTCGTCGGCTCGCCCTCGATCGACTCGGAGAACGTCCTCGAGGCGAAGGCCTTAATCATCCCTGGGATCTTCCCGGGCCGGAAGGTCGACGTCCGGGCCGAGTTCGTGACTGGGGTCTACCGCGTGACGAAGGCGACCTATCAGGGCTCGACCTTCGGCGCGGACTGGTATGTCACGATCCAAGGGAGGGCGGTCGATGGGTGAGGACACAAGTCCCGGGCTTGCGAGCGTGATCGCGGAGGCGATCCGGACCTCCCTCGTCGATGTCCACACGGCCCTCCCCGGCCGCGTCGAGAGCTACGACTCCTCGCGGCAGGTCGCCGACGTGAAGCCCATGCTCCGGCGGGTCATCCGGCGCGAGAATATGGATCGGGTCGCGGAGGAACTCCCGGTGATCCCTTGTGTCCCCGTCGTCTGGTCCCGGGGAGGCGGCGCCTTCGTCTCCCTCCCGCTCGCGGCCGGAGACTCCGGGCTCCTCGTCTTCTCGGAGTACACGCTCGACCGATGGCGATCGACCGGAGACGACGTCGACCCGGGAGACGAGCGGCGTCACGATCTGTCCGGGGCGGTCTTCGTGCCGGGCCTGTTCCCGAGCTCCGAGACGATCGCGGACACGTCGGACTCCGAGGTCCGGATCGGTCTCGATGGAGACTACGTCGCGGCGATCTCCGGCACGGAGGCCCGGTTCCCGCACAACGCGACCGAGTTCCTCGCTCGAGCGGACCGCGTCCTCTCGGAGCTCCAGGACATTGCGACCGATCTGTCCGGCCATACCCACACGGCCGGGGCTCTCCTGGATTCAACGGCGGGCGCTTGCACGGGTTCGACGGGGCCCTCGACCGCGACCTACACTCCGACCGACCCGTCCTCTGATACGGTGAAGGGGACGTGACTACACTCGCCAGGGCCCCGAGGGTCGACGGAGACAACCCGGTTGAGGGCGACCTCTTCATCGGTCCATCCGGGCAATTTGTCCTCCTCGCAGGGCCGGAGGCGGTCCAGCAACACGTCCGATCGAGGCTCCGGCTGTTCCTCGGGGAGTGGTTCCTCGATGCGCGGCAGGGCTTCCCGTACTACCGGGACGTCTTCATCAAGGCGCCGAACCGTCAGTCCGTGATCTCCTCCCTCCGGCGGACGATCCGGCAGACCCCCGGGGTCGCGGTCGTCGATGAGCTCTCCCTCGAGGTGGCACCGAACCGGGTCGCGCGGGTATCCTTTCGCGCGATCCTCGACGACTCGGACGCCCCGCTCGTCTTCGAGGACTTCCTCCTGGGAGAGTTCTAGATGCCTGCCCCGTTCGGCCTCACGTCCGCCGGCTTCAGCCGGAAGTCACTCCGCGAGCTCCTCGACGAGATCGAGGCGGACGAGAAGCTCCGGATCGATTCCCGGCTCAACGTCCAGCCGGAGGAGCCGATCGGGCAGTTGAACGGGATCATCGCGTCGAAGCTCTCGGAGCTCTGGGAGCTCGCGGAAGCGGTCAACGCGGGCCGGTTTCCGGACACTGCGACGGGGTTCCAGCTGGACCAGGTCGCGAGCCTCACCGGGACGCTTCGGGGCCCGGCGACGAAGGGGACGATCACGCTCGAATGTACCGTCTCCGCCCCGACGACGATCCCGTCCGGGAGTGTTGCCCAGGTCCTCGGGGACGACTCGAACCGATGGGTCACGACGGCGGACCTCGTCTTCGCCGCTCCCGGGACCGCGTCGGTCGAGGCGGAGGCCCAGGTCGCCGGGACCTTCGTCGCGAACTCCTCGACGGTTACGGTGATCGTGACGCCGGTCGCCGGGTGGACCGCGGTCACGAACCCGGCCCCGGCGATTCCAGGGGACGAGGTCGACACGGACGCCCAGCTTCGGATCCGTCGAGCGCAGCAACTCGCGATCGCCGGAAGCGCAACCGTGAACGCGATCCGAGCCGACCTCCTCCAGGTCGAGGACGTAGACTCCGTGAGCATCTTCCACAACCCGACCGACGTCGTCGACGCGGACGGTCTCCCGCCTCACTCGGTCGAGGCCCTCGTCCTCGGGGGAACGGACGCGGCGGTCGCACTCGCCCTCTTCGAGACGATCGCGGCCGGGATCGAGACGGTCGGGACGACCCTCGAGGTCGTTGTCGACTCCCAGGGCTTCTCCCACAACATCCGCTTTTCGCGACCGACGACGATCGACATCCTCGTCGAGATCGATTTGACGATCGACGCCCAGGCCTATCCGGCCGGCGGCGACACCCTCGTCCAGGACGCGATCGCGTCCTACATCAACGGCCTACCGGTCGGGAACGACGTCTTCCTTTCGCAGATCAACGGCCCGGCGATCGAATCCGCCGCCGGAATCATCAACGTCTCCGCGATCCGGATTGGAAGCGTCGCTCCGGTCGTCGCCCCGGTCGCGTCGGACTACACGATCACGACCCGCGAGCTCGCGACGATGTCCGCGTCGACGAATGTCACGGTCGCGACTACACCCGGGAGCCCATGAGATGGCGAAGCAAACGAGCGTAAACAACAGCCCGGCTACAGGAGCGGAGGCGATCTATGAGCTCGCATCCTGGCTCGTTTCGGGCCTCGGATTCTCGATCGTGGAGGCCTCCGACGGGACGACCTACCCGACGACCCTCACCGGCGGAGGAGCCGGGGCCGGAGGTCTCGGGAACCCGTTCGCCTGGCTTCGCATCCGAGACGCGACCGGGGCCGGCGGCCGGGAGTGGACGTTCCAGCGGGACAACGCGAACAACACGAACTGGCGGGTCAAGTTGTCCGCGCTCGACGGGTTCGTGGGAGGGTCGCCGGCCGCGACCCAGACCCCGTCCGCAACGGACGAGGCGATCCTTCTCGGGGGCGGAACCGACGCAAGCCCGAGCCTTTCCGCCCTCTTCGCGACGGACGGGTCCTACCGGTGGCATATGTCCGGGTTCGACGCCGCGGAGACCGGCGTCTACCCCTGGTATGCGTTCGCGACGATCAACGGCACCGGTGTCCCGAAGACGCTCGTAATGTGCGACTCCCTGGACTCTGCGAGCTACCCGGCCCTCGTCGGGACGAGGTCGAGTCCGACGACCGGAGAGCCGGACCCGGCGGTCTACGTCGCGGCCTACGACTCGAGCGGGTCGGACCCGTTTCAGTTCGGGAGCTCCGCGGGTCAATGGGCCTCGACCTCGCCTCCGGGAGAGCATTGGTACGCGATGAACGGGTCGAACGGCGAGACCCAGGCCTTCGTCGATTGTCAGGCCTTCGCGTACTACGCGAGCCCGGCGTCCGCGTACATCGGCGCCCCAGCGGACGCCGGGTCCGGTGACGGGTTCGGGCCGAACCCGCTCGACGGTTCGGACGGGCTCCTCCCGATCCTCTACGGTCGACCGGCCGGTCTCGCGTCGAACGTCTCCGCGAAGGGGTTCTCCGCTCACCTCCGGTGGAGATGCGTCGATCGAGACTACCCGAACACGGTCGA